AAATCCCCGCAGATGCACGCCGGTCCTCCGCTACTAGCCGAAAATGCCGCGCCAGTAAGGCCAAGGTATTGAGTATCACAGATATCAACGGAAATCCTGCTGGCGGCCAGGTAAAGAGCAATTATGATCCGGACTTTGTTTATACCATAGGGGAAACCGTTGAAGTGTCTGATTTTGATGATGACCGCTGGAACGAGTGCTCTACTGGCATTCATCATTTTATTACACGGGCGGAAGCCGTTATTTACGAATAAAAGCGCCGCTCCCCGGTGTGCAAGACCGGAGGGCGGCAAGAGAAAGAACATCTGCCCTTATTTTAGGGCTGGAAGGAGGAAAAGTCAATGTTAAATTTGAACCCATGCTCGGACAGGCAGCAGGACAACCCCGTCTCCGAGTGTGAGAAGTGCCGCCAGGAGGTCTACCACGGCGAGGCACGGTTTCAGTGGGAGGGACGGTGGCTCTGCCCGGACTGCTTCCGGGCCGCGGTCAACAAGGCCCTACGAGACTGCCCGGAGCAGGTGGCGTTGGAGATGGGGCTGGAAGTGGAGCGGTACGTATGAGCCGCGAGACCTGCGTGCGCTACTACACCACCGGCACAGCCACCGTGGCCGTCCATTTCCCCAATGGGCTGACGGTTTGCCAGTGGTGCCCCTACATCCAATACCGGGAGGGCCTCAAGCGCCACCAATGCGCCCTCACCGGCGAATTTCTGCCGTACCCGTTTGACGGGATGGGGAACGAGTGCCCGATTACATTTGATAAGGAGGACAAGCAACATGAGTTTGACAGTTAAGGAGACCAAGGGCGGCGGCGGCGCCCCCATTGAGCCAGGAGCGTACCCGGCCCGCTGCGTGGGCGTGGTCGATCTTGGCATCCAGCACAACGACTTTAACAACAAGGATCAAGAAAAGGTACGGCTTATTTTTGAGCTACCCACGGAGCGCGTGCAGGTGGACGGTGAGGACAAACCCCGCTGGCTCAGCAAGCCCTACACCGCCTCCCTCCATGAGAAGTCCACCCTGCGCCACGATTTGGACGCCTGGCGCGGTAAGCCCTTTACCCAGGAGGAGCTGGCCGGGTTCAATCTGGCGAATGTAATCAACGCCCCCTGTTTACTTACCGTGGTCAACCAGGAGGGCAAGAATGGCGGTACTTATGCGAAGATCGCCGGTATTTCCAAGCCTATGAAGGGAATGGAGGTTCCGCCCCTTGAAAACGAGACGATTCAGTTTGACATGGATGCAGAGGACGCCGAAGAGACACTGAAAAAGCTTCCAACCTGGATGCAGGAGGAAATCCAGAAGTCCGTGACCTGGAAGGCGAGGACGTCCGGCCCTTTTGAAGATGCCGACGAGGACGGCGAGATCCCGTTTTAAGGAGGCCTCCGCCCTATGGAATACATTAAAATCCCTATAATCTGCGCCGACGCCATTTTGGCCCTCGGAGAAGCGGAGTGTGGCCGGTTGCTTATGTCCCTTCTGGAATACAGTAGGGGCGGAGGTACGGTTGAACCCCGTGGTGCTGAGAAGTCAATCTATCTAATTTTGAAAGCGCAGATGGACAAGGATACAGAGACAGGGCGGAAACGTGCGGAGAACGGGCGGAAAGGCGGCATAGCAAAGTCCAGCAAATTAAAGCAAAATCTAGCAAGCGATAGCATACCCCCTTCCCCGCTTCCTTCTCCCCCCATGCCCCCTGTATCTATTTCCCCATCCCCCAAAGAAAAACCCCCTAAAGGGGGTAAAAAGAAAGTCCCCCCAACGGTGGAAGAAGTCCGCGCCTATTGCCAGGAACGGAGGAACGGCATAGACCCGGAGGCCTTTGTGGACTTCTACGCAGCGCGGGGGTGGAAATACGGCGCAGGGCGGCCCATTGTAGACTGGAAAGCCGCCGTGCGGACCTGGGAGGCCCGCCGGAGGGCGGAGCAGCCAGCCACTACGGAGACATACCGCCCACGGGCCTACCACCTGGAGCGGGACGAGGATGGGCAGGAGGTTGTGGTCTATGACGATTGACGCGCTGGAGGCGGAGAGCGCGGTATGCGGCTCTATCCTGCTGGACGATGCATGTCTACCAGAGGTGCTGGAGCATTTGACAGAGGCAGATTTCGTGCTGGAGGCGAACCGGGCTATTTTCCGGGCGGCGGTTGAGCTTTACCGGCGTGAGGAGCCGGTAGACCCTGTGAGCATCCGGGCGGAGGCTAGGGGTGCAGTCAGCGACGCCTACATGATGGAGCTGATGCAGGCCACCAACACAGCGGCCAATGCCGGGATTTACGCGGAAGAGACCCGGCGGGCGTCCATGCGGCGGAGCTTGGTAGCCCTCGGCCAGGAGCTGGAGCAGCGTGCGTCTACCCTGGAGGAAACCCCTAGGGAGCTGATTTCCGCCGCACAGCGAGAGCTGGAGGCCATTGAGGCTCAGGACACCGCAAGGGAGCTGGCTACCTCCGGGGATACTTTGCTGGCCTATTACCGGCACCGGGAGCGGGTGGATGCCGGTGCCGGCGGCTACGTCCCTACGGGCTACCGGAGCTTAGACCGATTGCTGGGCGGCGGCCTACTGAACAGCGGATTTTATATTCTGGCCGCCCGGCCCGGTATGGGCAAGACCACCTTCGGGCTGGCCGTGGCGGATCAGGTAGCCCAACAGAATGGGCCAGTGCTCTTCGTGTCCCTCGAAATGGATGAGGAGCAGTTGGCCGCCAAGCGGCTGGCACGGGCAGCCGGGATTGCCTACGATGCACTTATGATGGGCAATCTTGGAGACGAAGAGCGAGCCCGCGCGGCGGAGTGGAGCTCGAAGGTGTCCCAGATACCTGTCTACACAAACCGCAAGCCCCGCGCCACCGTGGACGATATTGCCAACATGGCCCGGAAGGTTAAAGGGCTCAAGCTGCTGGTTGTGGACTATTTCGGGCTGATCCGGACAGAGGAGCGGGCTAAAAACCGCTATGAGGCTATGACCAAGGTGTCGGGGCAGCTCAAGGCGTTGGCACGGAAGCTCAAAGTCCCGCTGCTCTGCCTGGCGCAGATCAACCGGGAGAACGCACAGCGGCAGGACAAGCGGCCCCAGCTCTCCGACCTGCGGGATACCGGGGCACTGGAGCAGGATGCGGATGGCGTAATCTTTTTACACTGCAACAGCTATTACAACCAGGAGCGGCCTGACCCGTGGGAGCCTGACTATATGCAAATTATTTTGGCGAAAAACCGGCACGCCAGTACCGGAACGTGTGACGCGGCGTTTTACCGGGCGGTGGGGCGGATTATACCGGCGAGGTGATATCAGTGACAGACGAAAAGGCGGCGGATGTTTTGTCCGCCCTGAGAGACAAGCATCGCGCCATTATGGAGACCTGGTCTGACCTGGCCCATGATCACGGCGAGATCGTAAAAGCCCTGGACCGGGCACTGGAGGCGCTTGGACATGGGAACAATCAGATTTAACATACCATACCCGCCCACGAAAAAAGGCAAGTCGGCCTTTTGCCGCCGCTTTGGCTTGAACGCCTACTACTCCGGCAAGCACTGGGCGCAGCGGAAGAAGGACGCCGACGAACTTCACGCGCTGACCCTGGCCGCCATGCGGCGGGCCCACGTCCGCCGAGCCGTGTTCCAGCGCCCCGTCAGCCTGACGTTCCTGTTTGACGATGGGCTAGACTGTTCCAATCACGCGGTCATCATAAAAGCCGTGGAGGACGCCATGAAGGGCTGGGTCATCGTAGACGATAACCCGCGCTATGTGAAGTCCATCACCACCGGGTTTCATGACGCCGGTTGCATCCAGGTGGAGGTGATGGAGCTTTGATAACCGCAGACCCCTACGGCATCAGCGGAGCGGTGGCACCCTGGCGCAGCCTGGACGCGATGGAGCCGATCGTGGAGCGCATGGCGCTGGACGGATATGGGCCGGAGACGATAGCCCAGGCCACCGGATACTCCATATCAACCACCACAGAGTATATGAAACAGTTTTTTAGGGCGGGACCATGTGAGCGCTGTGCGTCCAAGAGCATTTGTGATGCAGTCGTCGGGACGTGTAGCCGTAAAGAGCGATGGAAAGCAATCAAGGAGGTGCCGAACGATGGACGATAAGACGCGCGCCCTGCTGGGTGATCACGAGGCGACGAAACTGGCGCATCTCTCCCTCTTCTCCGGCATCGGGGGACTTGACCTTGCCGCCGAGTGGGCCGGATTTACCACCGTCGGACAGTGCGAGTGGGCGGACTACCCGACAAAGGTTCTGGAAAAACACTGGCCGGACGTGCCGCGCTGGCGGGATATTCGTACATTGACGGGAGAAAGTTTTTATGAAAAGACAGGACTACGAACAGTTGACGTTATTTCGGGCGGATTCCCCTGCCAGCCACACAGCGTTATCGGGAAACGGCTTGCAGAAAATGATGAACGGCACTTATGGCCAGAGTTCCTGCGAGTTATTGACGAATTGCGGCCGAGGTATGTTGTTGGCGAAAATGTTAATGGCATCTTATCTACAATACATGAGTCCATTTGCACCGATTTGGAAAAAGAAGGATACGAAGTCTGGACGTTCAGTATTCCGGCTTGTGCTGTCGGAGCGCACCATGAAAGATACAGGGTTTGTATTCTTGGCATCTCCAAGGGCAAGTCAGGACTTCAAGCCGATCCGCAGGCAGACACCACAGGAGCACAGCGGAAAACACGGACAAACGCTGAGCGCCAGCCTTGGAATTATCTTCCCGGAACGTATTGGGCAGTACATCACCCCCCAGTTTGCGGAATGGATGATGGGATTCCCGATTGGATGGGGGGATATCCGCAGTACAAACAGTGGATGCAGTGTTACGGAAACGCCGTAGTCCCCCAACAGTTTTACCCGATCTTTCGGGCCATAGCGGACATAGAGAGGGGAATTATACATGGATGATATCAAATTAGCCCTGCTTGGTAATAAAGAGGCGGCCAAGCGGCTGACGGATGCGGGGATGCTGCTGGCGTGTCCGTTTTGCAAAGGACATGTACGTAGAGTAATTGGATTTGGCGGCCTGAATTTCTTCAAGTGCAAAAAGTGCGGAGCAGTAGTCAGTTTTGACAACGACTACTACAACACCCACAAAAATGAGGCAATTACTGCCTGGAACACCCGCGCGCCGATTCTGAGCGCGGAGGAATTGCAGAGATTGGAGGTCAAGCCATGACGCGGGAAGAAGCGATTGAGTGCCTGAAAACTATACAGCGGTGGACTCCGGACTGGGATGACCGGGAAGATGGGCTGTCTTATTGGGATGCTATTGATATGGCCCTCTCCGCCCTCCGCCCCGTCAGCCGGGAGAGAGTGGAGAAAGCTGAATGGATATGGAGCACAGGGGACGTGTATATCTGCTCATCCTGTGGCGAGAAAACACATGTAGACGAGTGTATGGGAACTCCGATATATAACTTTTGCCCATTTTGCATGGCTCCCATGACGGACGAGGCCGTGGACATCAGATTGAAGGAATTGGAGGCGCTGAAAGATGGCAAGGGCGATTGATGCAGACCGACTGAAACAGGCCATAGACCATGATTATTATGAGCATTACACCAAATATCACGATAGCGACCAAACAGCCCTGATTGATATGGTGATGGACGATATTGACGAGATGCCCACCCTCACCCCGCCGAACGAGGCGCTGACGCTGGAGGATGCCAAGAAAGAACGGTATATTTGGTTTACCCCGCTGAATGACTGGGCGAAAGTAACGCCTTTCGGGGTGCTGTTCTTCGGATCTGAGGAACTGATGAATTGGGAAACCTTGTGCGAAGAGTGGGGGTATAGGTTCAAAGCCTACCGCCGCCCGCCGGAGGTATCGCCATGAGACACCAGTACACCCGCCAGGAACTGGAATCCATCACCCAGGAGACCGCAATCTACATTGAGGGAGCAGGGATAGCCCAGCTCCAATGGGGCGGTTTAGAGATTGCAGAGGGGGTAAAGGACGGGTACCTGTACTGCAAGCACATCAAGCCGTTTGCGATGGATCTGTACGACAAATACTGGACGGCCTTTGATGGGCCGCCGGAGGGAGAGGAGGACGCATGAAGCACAATTGGGAAAGAGATGAAAATGGCAATATCAATGAATGGGCCTGGGAGGCTGGATTCCATAATGGCGTATTTTGCGTAGATTGCGGCAAAAGCGTTTGCGTACACTGTAACCCAGACTATATGGAGCTTGACGATTGTACAGGCCCTCAAAAATCAAAGGTCATCACCAACGCGGACCGTATCCGGGCCATGAGCGACGAGGAGCTTCTGGATTTTATGAAGAAATCTGTGGCAAACGCCTATATGTGCAAAATTATGAGGACAGAACCCATGTTTTTGACATTGGAGTGGCTCCAGCAGCCAGCGGAGGAGGCCGCCAATGAAGTTTCGGAACCCTGAGACGGGGGAAGTGGTGACAGACGAGCAAGCACACGGGCAATTTTGTAGGGGTAGAAATTGCTGTGAATGTCCGATGAACCAAACCCAAGAAAATTGCATTGGGTTTAGAAGGTCCCGCCCACACGAAGCCGCCCGCCTGATGGGGTTCGAGGTGGTGGAGGATGATACATTAACTTTGGGAAAAGCCATCGAAAAGTACCTGAAAATCAAGGAGGAGGACAACATGGACAAGCCGAGAATTTGCGAGGTGCTTGGGGTTGAACCAGAAGAAAAGTTTGAAATTAGAGGGAACACGTTAGGGCGATTTCGTATCAATAAATATGGGACATTCCAGATTGAAATATCAAATGACTGCTGGGGATTCTCCACTGTGGAATGTCTTAACAATCTCATAAATCATCCAGAAAACATCGCCCGCAAGCCCCGCTGGACGGAGCAGGAGGTGGAGAGGGCAAAGGCTATCAGACTGCTATACCCAGAGGCAGACAGCCTCAATGAATGTGACCCTTACATTAAGGTGTTTAACAACAAATTTGTTATTGCAACGTTAGATACGGCGCTGTTCCCCTCCCTCTGTCCCGGCGAATCCGTCAAACTGGACGAGATTTGTGGCAACATCCACGACGGGGAGGGCGGACAGCGTGAGGAGGGATAACCCTTGAACAAGTTCCGGGAGAGATTGAAGAAGTTGAGGGAGAAGGAAGGGACACAGCCCTGTGTTCTGGCGGAGTTATGTGGCATCAGCAAGAACTCAATTTTGAGATATGAGCGGGATGGAGTGATTCCTGAAATAGTATCTGTTGTAAAAATAGCAGACCATTTCAATGTATCTGTGGATTACTTGCTAGGAAGAACAGACGATCCAAAAGCAATGTAACTTTTCATTATTTCACAGAAAAAGTTGCTGTGATTCCCTCGTGAGGGAATCGGAGAGCATGGTATATGCGAAAATGGGAGTGTGGGAGCGTGTGCCCCTGCGCTCCCATTCCCCTTCCTCCTTCACACGGATGGGGTGGCGTCGGTGCATCTGCCGCCACCCCCTCTGTGTGCAATATGCCGCCGGTCGAACACCACTCCACATTTCGGGGCATGAGGGGCCGCACCCCTCTGGCGGCGAATGACGGTGGAAAGACACTATACCGGGTAGCCTAGAGCGTCTGACGGCCCCGGAGAAGGGACATGACGCCCGCCTGTCATGGAGGCGGAAGCGGTGGCGGTGCCATGACTCCCACCGAGCGCTATCCCGCTGAAAACTACCGGCATTAGTACTGGTGTGACAATCTAAGCGGGACGGCGCACATACGCCGCTCCTCGCCGCATGAGGCGGGCGGTGGCACCAAGAATTGACCGAGAGGTGGTGACATGCCGAATGAACAGAATCTTATACCGATGGATCAGCGAAGCCAGAGCGAAGCTAGAGAACTCGGGCGTGAAGGCGGTCGTGCATCCGGCGCGTCACGGCGGCGAAAGCGTAGCCTGAGAGAAGCGGCAGACCTGTACCTCTCTCTCCCGGTGGCGGACAAGCGGGCATGGAACAAGCTGGCCCGTGACGGCGTAGAACCGGAGGATGTGGATAACCAGATGGCGGTGATTGCGGGCCTGACCCTAAAGGCGGCCAAGGGCGACGCGAAGGCGGCAAAGGTGCTGTTTGACTTGTTGGGAGAGCAGGGGGCGGCGGGCGCCGGCGGTATGCAGGACATGGACGACGATCCGATCACCGCGTCGCTGAAGGAGGAGATGGGAAATGGGCTTCTCTGAAAAGCAGAGGGAGATTCTGCGTTTCCCATACCGGGACTATGATGCGCTTATCTGTGACGGCGCGGTGCGGTCGGGAAAAACCTCAGTCATGTCGTTGTCCTTCTTCCTGTGGGCAATGGGACGTTTCAACGGCTGCGCGTTTGCACTCTGTGGGAAGTCGGTAGGAGCGGTGGAGCGCAACATTGTGACGCCGCTTCTGGCGGTGCAGTATTTGCGGCAGAACTTCACCATTTCCTACAGCCGCTCCGGCCATGTAATTACGGCCCGGCGTGGGGTGCGGGAGAACCGCTTCTACCTGTTCGGCGGCAAGGACGAGAGCTCCTACACGCTGATTCAGGGTATCACCCTGGCGGGGGTTTTGCTGGACGAGGTGGCCCTGATGCCCCGCTCTTTTGTGGAACAGGCCATGGCCCGGTGCTCCGTGACAGGGGCAAAGCTATGGTTCAACTGCAACCCGGAGGGGCCGCAGCACTGGTTCCGGCAGGAGTGGATTCTAAAGGCGGAGGAGCACAAGGCCCTCCATCTGCACTTCACCATGGAGGACAACCCGGTGCTGGACGAGGCCACCCGGGCCAGATACCGGAGCATGTATTATGCCGGGGTGTTCTACCAGCGGTACATTCTGGGCCTGTGGGTCATGTCGGAGGGGCTTATCTACGACATGTTTGACCAGACAGAGAATGTCTACCGGACGCAGGAACGCCCGGTGGATCTGGAATGGGTTTCCCAGAGAACCGTGGCCTGTGACTACGGTACCGCCAACCCTACGGTGTTTCTGGACATCTATGACCACGATGGAGTGATCCGGGTGGACAGGGAGTACCGCTGGGACAGCCGGAAGGAGCGCCGGCAGAAGACCGACCAGGAGTATGCCGACGACCTTCTGGACTTTCTGGGCAGGGAATGGTGCGCGGTGATCGTAGATCCCTCGGCGGCCTCGTTTATCGAGGAACTGAGGCGGCGGGGGGTGTATGTCATCCCTGCGGAAAATGAGGTGCTGGACGGCATACGCAAGACCGGAAGCCTGTTTCACCGCAGAAAAATTCTGGTCAGTGAAGCCTGTGCCGGCCTGCTGGACGAACTGGGCACCTATTTGTGGGACAAGAAGGCGGGCCAGCGGGGGGATGAGAAGCCCCTGAAGGAGCGGGACCACGGGCCGGACGCCCTGCGCTATTACATCAATTCACTGCCGGACTGGAGGTTCGAGTAAGTGTCCAGACGCAATAAAAGCCGCCCCAGGGGCGCACAACCAAATACCGAGGCGGTGAGCGTACAAGACGCATTTTCCAACCCGCTGTTCCGGCTGGGCTATGGCTCCCAGTCGCCGCTGGAGGCCACAGAGTATCCGCTGACCCGGATGACGGACAACTACGCCCTGCTCAACTCCCTCTACCGGGACAACTGGGTAGTACAGAACGTGGTGGGCATCATCCCGGACGACATGACAAAGAAGTGGTTCGCTCCCGCCGGAGCGGTGGGGCCGGAGCACCTGAAGGAACTGGATCGCGTTCAGCGCGTGACGGCGCTCCGGGAGCGGGTCAACGAGGGACTGCGGTGGGGCAGGCTGTACGGAGGCGCCGCCGGACTTATCATGATCCGCGGACAGGAGGGGATGCTGGGCCAGCCACTGGAGCTGGAGAGCATTTACCCCGGTACCTTCCAAGGGCTTTACATACTCGACCGCTGGCAGGGCGTGGTACCCGGTATGGAGCTGGTATTCGAGGGCGGAGAGCCGGTGCCCGCCTATTACTCCATCACCGACGCCAGGGGGAACACGGTGGCGAAGGTGCACCACTCAAGGCTGGTGCGGTTCACCGGCCGCGACCTGCCCTTCCTGGAGCGGGTGGCGGAGCTGTACTGGGGAGAGTCCGAGGTGGAGGCCCTATACAATGATGTGGTTAAGCATGACAACGTGGCCGCCAACATGGCCGCGCTCACCTTCCGGGCCAACGTGGACACCATGGAGGTGCAGAACCTGGACCAGCTCTTTTCCGTTACGTCCGGGGAGCAGCAGAGGCGGTTCTGGAACGTGATGCAGGCCCAAAGCGTGATGAAGTCCAATTTCGGCATGCAGTTGGTCAACCGGGGCGACCAGATTAAGAATACCCAGTACACCTTCACCGGGCTCCAGGAGGTCTACGACTCCATGTGCCTCGACCTGTCCGGCGCGTCCCGGATTCCGGTGACCAAGCTGTTCGGACGCTCCCCGGCGGGGATGAACGCCACCGGGGAGAGCGACCTTCGGAACTACTATGACTACGTGGACACGCTGCGGGAGGCCAAGCTTCGGCCCATTCTGGAAAAGCTGCTGCCGGTCCTGGCCATGTCAGCCTGGGGGGCGGTACCCGACGGGCTGGACATCACTTTCCCGCCCCTGTGGACGCCCACGGCGAAGGAGGTGGCCGAGATCGCCAAGACCAAAAGCGAAGCCATCGTATCCGGCTATCAGGCGGGGCTGCTCAACGTGGACACGGCCCAGAAGGAGCTCAAGAAACTGGCGGACGAGACCGGGATGTTTGACAGTATTTCCGAAGAGGAGATCGCGGCCAACGCCGGGAAAACCTACCAGGATGTGACCGCCCTGCGCGACCCGCTGGCTGGGATGGGGTATGGAGGAGAGGTATCTGCCCCTTTTGAGTCAATTGCACAGGACGCGGCAGTGATGGATTATCCTGGTCAGCCGAGAGAGAAAAACGGCCGTTTTTCCGAAGGAAAAATGTTGACTGAGGGAATCAAAAGTGGTAAGATTCCCCTCCTGGACAGAACCGTTGGAAGAAACCAAACTGTAACAGCAATGGGACAGGACGGCTCTATGGAACGGTATAAGCTGGCGCCGGGCAGTAAAATTACAGATGCGTACATCTTTGCGGGCGGGCCTGGACAGAAGCCAATAAGTGTAGCTCATTTTTTGGAGGGCAAAACAGGAATCCCAGCGTCACAGTGGAGGAAGGCACAAGGGCACGGAGTTGTGCTTAATGCTGGGGCCCAAAAGGGAGCTGTTCTCCATTGGTTCGAGGCAAATGGAGAGATGTATAGCGTAAAAGTGGTGAAATGGGAATGAAAGTCAGGTTTCTTGGCGAGAGCGACCCGCTTATGCTCATGCATGGAAAGGTATATGATGTGACAGCGGTAGAGAACGGATGGTACAGAATTGTAGACGAGGACAGCGAAGAGAATCCTTATGAGGACATCCCAAGCGGGTATCTCTATCCGCCGGAATTGTTCGAAATTGTGGAGGAATAAATGCCGTCACTGAACCGCACCCCCAATGAAAAGGAGCTAGAAAAGCTAGTCTCCATCTATCTAAGAGCGGAGACCGCCATCATCAACGAGATTGGGCGGCTTCGCTCCCAGGGTCTGGTGGATTACCACGCTGTGGCCGCCCTGGAGCGGGTGCAGGCCATCCTCCGGCAGATGGAATCAGACTGCTGGGAATACGTCCCAAAGATGATTGAAAAGCAGTTCTATGTCCGGGTGCCAGAGGCCCGGAAGGCCCTGGAGGTGCCGGAGACGGCGGCCAAGCACGCCGCAGGCTACGCCAACGCGGCCGTGCTCACGGGTGAGCAGCACGCCATTGTGGACCGGCTGGCGGCAAACTTGATGGGGGAGATAACCGACGCCTCCATGACTGTGATGGCTACCCTGCAATCCGCCCTGTTTGGCCGCGTGGAGCCGGACGTATACCGCCGGGTAGGGCTGGAACAGGTGGCGGCGCAGCAGGCCGCAGGACGCGGCGTGAACGCCTCGGTGCCCGCCTTTGTGCAGGAGCTCCGGCGGGAGGGCGTCCGGGCCTTTACCGACAAGGCGGGCCGGGACTGGAGCCTGCATACCTACTGCACGATGGTCTCCCGAACCACCTCCCGGCAGGCGGAGGTGCTGGCGGTGCTCACCGCGGACCCGGAGCACGACCTATACATGATATCCAGCCACGGCACTACCTGCGCCCTGTGCGCACCCTATGAGGGCCGGGTGTACTCCCGCAGCGGCACAGACCCGGACTTCCCGCCCCTGGCGGCGGCGTTCGGGAAGGTAGACCCGGCAGGGCCGGACACACTGGCAAACACCTGGCTGAACATACACCCCAACTGCCTCCATGTGCTGCTGCCCTGGACGGCGGCGGGCCGGACAGATGAGGAGATCCAAAAAATAAAGGATTTCTCCAACCCCCGCAAGAACCCGTTCAGCCGAGACCCGCGGTCGGAGAGCCAGATTGCGGCTTACCGCAAAAAAGAGCGGGCCCGGGCCCAATGGCTGGCGGATTACCGCCAGTGGGAGCGCTACCGGGTGACGCTGGGGGACCGGGTGCCCGGGAGATTTGAGACCTTCCTGCATCAGAAGCGGGAGGACGGAGAGCGGTACCGTCTGTGGCGATTGGATTACCGCAGGAGGGCCGAGCTTTTAGAGCATCCAGAGCGGGCACTTCCCGGAGCAGACAAAGCCAGCGCCGCAGACGCCAAATTTACAGGGTATTTTTTTAACCCGGAAAGCAGAGACGGGTATCCAAAGGGGGATGCATTTTCGTCCCGCTTAGGCTATAATAAAGACAACTGGGAAAAGATGCGGGAAGAAATTCTGGATGCAGCAACAAGGTATCCCTCTGTACTCAAACGGGAGGATGTTCATGGAAGGCGTTATGAACAGTTGGTTGTCCTGTATGGACGTAAAGGAAGCCCTGCGAATGTACTGCTTGCCTGGAATGTCAGACCGGATGGAACAACCCACTTTGTAACAGCTCATATGGAGAAGATATAAATGGCAAAATATCAGCAATATGAATCTGTTTTACTTAAGGATGGCCGGATCGCCACAATTGTGGAGGTCTATGAGCCGGGAGCCTATGATGCCGATATTGGGGATTCTCCCGAAGATTGGGCGACGGTTTATGGTATCACAGATGATGAGATTGAGCGGAAAGCGACCGAACAGGAGATGGATAGGAAGTACCGGGAATCCATGCGGCAGCTAAGGGAACAGGGAATTTTGGAGTGAAGGAAAATGACAGAGCAAGTGATACGGGCCATTGAGGCCGCGCTCAAGCGTGGACTGCGGGTGGAGTTGCTGCTGGACAAGGATGGAACCATCAAGGTGCAGACGGTATCCCGCAAGAAACTGAATATTGTTCCCACGCCCTGAATGGTGGGCGGGAAGAGCTGAATGGAGCTGACAGGAGAAATCCTGCCGGCTCCTTTTTTATTTGCAAAGTGAGGTGACGGCATGACCTATCTGGAACTGCTGCAAAGGGCACTGGCCGAGGAGATCGAGGCCACGCGGCTGTATCTGGCCTGTATGGCCCTGGCACCGCGGGAGGATCTGGGGGTGCTGCTGGAGATCAACAAGGACGAGACCGACCATGTGGCGCTGATTTCCTCCCTGATCTCCCGGCAGACCGGCCGGGACGCGGACTATGCCGCAATGGTGCGGGGGGTGGACTGATGGCGGTTGCGTACTATGGCTCCCATATCTCGGAGCATCTGGTCAAGACCCCGGAGGGATACCTGATCTGCTACGATGTGCCGATCAACCGGACCGGCACGCAGATGTATACGGCGGGAGAACTGGGGCTGGAAGGAGAACCGGAGCGGCCAGTGACCGTCTACCGCCTGGAGGAGGACGTGTTCTCTCCGGCGGCACTGGCCAGCCTGGAGGGAAAGGACATCACCAGGGGGCACCCGGCGGAGATGCTGGCTGCGGAGAACCAGGCTTCCTACTCCAAGGGGCACCTGGAGCATGTGCGCCGGGATGGGGACAACACCGTGGCCGACCTGATTATCAAGGACCCCGGACTGGCTTCCGACGTGGAAAGCGGCGTGCTGAGGGAGGTCTCCTGCGGCTATTATTGCAGGTTTGAACCATACCTGGACGGATACCGGCAGACAAACCTGGTGGGCAATCACGTGGCGGTTGTGCCGAGAGGCAGGGCGGGCCACAGTGTTGCAATAAAAGACCACGCCGCCGGAAAGGCGGAGAAAGGACTGAAACGAATGAAAAAAGAGACCAAAGAGGCGCTCTACCGGTTCTTCGGCCTGGCGGCAAATGACGCTGCACCGGAGGAGCTGGAGCAGTTGACCCGCGATGTGAGTACGGTCGCCACTGCGCTGGACGCCGATCCCGCCGCAAAGGCGCCGGAGGCGGAACCCGCTGGTGATGCAGCCCAGGCTTCTGACGAGATGGTGGAGCGCGCCCCCAAGGGCGACGACATCGGGAGCAAGCTGGACCGCATTCTGGAGATGCTGGAGGCGAAGGCCCGGGGAGGCCGGGGAGAGCGCCCCCTCCACGATGAAGAGGACCTGGACGACCTGATTGAGAAGCTGGCCGGAGAGGAGACGGTGGCGAAGGAGAAGGCGGTCACTATCCCCGCCGAAGAAATGGCGGACCAGTTGATGGAGCCCGGTACACGGGATGCGGCTGTGGCCCTGCTCAAGAAGGTGCGCCCCGCTGTGGCGGCCATCCAGAACCGGGCCGAGCGCGCCCGCGTGGTGGATGCGCTGCTCTCCACCATCCAGGGTCCCGATGTGATGAGCGGGATTGTTCAGGCCGCCCGGGACAGCGCACAGAAGGCCGCCGACACGGCCAGGCGCACCAGCTATGAGACTGCCTGCGCCGAGGCGCAGGCCGCCTATGCAGCCCGTAATCCCCACAAGGCGGGGAAGGAGGGGGAATGATGCCCCTTCGTCCTCAGACCATTGGCCGGGATATGTCCCATGGCTTTTCCGGCAGCTATGCCAGACAGCCGGATATGATCGTCACCACCGCCCCTTTGGGCGGAGCGGAGGACATACCCTTCGGGATGCCCCTGGTACGGGGGCAGAAGGGCGAGGTGATCCCCATGGGGGCTGGAAACACTGGAAACCAGTTCATCGGCGTGGCCGGCCGGGAGGTCAAGTCCGCGTCCGAGTTTTACAGCCAGAATGAGGGGCGGTACGGCCCGGGAGAACCAGTCTCCGTATTCCAGCGAGGGTGCATCAACGTAAGGTGCCGGAAGGGCGCTCCGGCGGTGGATGGAACAGTCTATGTCCGGGTAACTGCCAGCGGAGGCTATCAGCCGGGCGACTTCGAGGCGGAGGCGGACGGGGAAAACACTGTGGCGCTGGTCAACGCCCAGTGGGGCGGCCCGGCGGACGGGAATGGCGTGGCCGAGCTGCGCATTGCCTATGTGGGGCCAGTGCCCGCAGCGCAGGGCACTGCGGGGCCTCAGGGCCCCAAAGGGGACCCCGGCCCACAGGGGGAACCGGGACCGCAAGGGGAAACTGGGCCGCAGGGGCCCGCAGGACCGGAAGGCCCCAAAGGGCCAAAGGGTGACCAGGGGCCGGCCGGGCCGTCGTATACACTGCCCGCTGCCGCCGCAGCCACCCTCGGAGGCGTGAAGCAGATGGCCGCCATTGCGGACCTGAGCGCAGCCCCCACGCAGCAGGATTTCAACAACCTATTGGCCGCGCTCCGCACCGCGGGGATGCTGGCTACATCGTAAGGAGTGAATATTATGGGACTCAACCCCCAGGTGATCGGCAAGGAAATGCCCCACGGGTTTGCGGGCTGTTACGCCCGGCAGCCTGACATGATTGTAAACACGCGCCCCGCCGGAGGCGGCGCGCCCATTCCCTTCGGCACGCCGCTGAAATACGACGGAGCAGAGGTAGTCCCCATGGGAGCAGCCGCAACCGCGGCCCAGTTTGTGGGCGTGGCTGGAGCTGAGATCAAGAGCGCGCTCACCTATCTAGACCAGAGTCAGGGCCAGTATGCCCCTGGCGAGCCGGTGAGCGTCTTCCAGCGCGGGGCCATCAATGTGAAGTGCCAGCGCGGCACTCCCGCTCTGGGCGGCGCGGTCTATGTCCGCATCACCGCTAACGGCAGCTTTTCCACCGCCGCTGTGGGAGGCTTTGAGGCAGAGGACGACAGCGGCAAGGTGGTGCAGCTCACCAATTGCCAGTGGGCAGGGCCCGCCGATGCCAACGGTGTCGCGGAGCTGCGTATCCTGACCATGAACAACGCCTGATAGGAGGGACATAGAATGAGCTTTCAGAATGTAGGAACCTACAATGCGGGGGTGTTTACCCCCAAGGCGGCCGGTCCCGCCCCCGTGGGCGGCGTGCCCGTCATGGACGCCGACGGCATCGCCTCTGGGGGCGCCTTTCTAGTGAGTGAGCTGGAGAAGCGCGACCCCCTGATCCGCAAGCCACTGACCAGCTTTACCTATCCCAGGGACATCGTGATCCAGACCGGCGGCGGCTGGGTGGACTACGTGTCCGCCATGAGCGTGGCCTATGGTATCACCGGCGGCGCGGTCAACAGCCCCGTGACGGCCGGCGGCGCCAACGGCATCCCCGTGGTGCAGGCCAGTGTGGACAAGGGGGTATACAAGGCCCACGTGTTCGCCGCCGCCCTGCGGGTGATGTTCCAGGATATGCAGCGGGCCAACTACATCGGCCGCAGCCTGGACAACCTGCTCCAGGACGGCGTGAGAATGGCCTACGACAAGCACATGGACGCCAATGGTTATGTGGGTATCGGGGACTACGGGACCACCGGCCTGGTCAACAACCCAGACGCCACCGAGACCACCGCCGTCAACGGCGCAAAGGGCACCGCCACCTGGGCCACCAAGACCCCACAGGAAATCCTCAAGGACGTGAACGACGCCATTACCTCTGTGTGGGCCGCAAACGAGTACGACGAGACTGCCGTGCCCAACCACATCCTCATTCCCTATGAGCAGTACAACTACATCCTCACCACTATGGTTACCGACCTGGCCACCGAGACCATCTATGACTTCCTGCTGAAGAACAACGCGTCGGCCAAGAACGGCGGCTCCCTCTTCATCGGGGCCACCCGGTGGTGCAAGGGCGCGGGTACCGGGGGCAAGGACCGGATGGTGGTCTATGTGAACCACGAGCGCTTCGTCAAGATGGACGAGCTGGTGCCCATGAGCCGCATTATGTCCGCCCCTAACGTGGCCAATGTGTGCTACGACACCGCCTACATGGCCAACCTCTCCGAGGTGCAGATCTTCTACCCCACCTCTATCCTGTACGTGGACGGCATCTGAGGAGGGCGCGTATGTTTGTACTGAGCAAACGGAACATTGTCATTCCCGCCCCGGACGGCTCTGCTGCCGTCCGGCTGCGGGCTGGCATGATGGAGACTGTGCCCGGCTGGGCGGCTGAGACGGACTATTTCCGGGCCCTTGTCAGAGATGGAAAAGTTGTGCCCTCCGGCACTTCCGACAGGGAGGGACAGAAAGCGGCGGAGAAAAAGGTAAAGACCCGACGGGGCGCGGAGACCACCGAGGAATAGGAGGCGGGAGCCATGTTCTACTGGGGCCAGCCGCAATTTTACGGTGTGCGGGCCGCGGCGGCCAATCTGGGCAACAGCGCGGGGAATTACACGGCAGAGCAATTCCAGGAGGATTTCCCGCAGTTCTTTACCGGGTTGGGGGAGAGCTTGCTGCCCAGGACCATGCTGGATGAGTTCATCCGGCAGGCCAATGCTGCCATCCAGCCGGACAAGTGGCTGGACGGATGGCGGTACGCCGCAGGGCTGTATACGGCCCACTATGCCACGCTCTACCTGAAAACCTACGCGCCCTCCAGCGAGACGCCCGGGCAGGCCGCGGCCACCGGGGCGCTGGTGGGGGTGGTGGCCTCGGCCAAGCTGGGGCAGGACAGCGTCACTTATGACACAGACGCCCTCACGAAAGCGACGGAGGACTGGGGCGACCTGAACGCCACCCAATACGGGCAGCTTCTGGCCACAAAGGCCCGGCTGGTGGGCATGGGAGGGAGTTATGTCTTATGAATTTCCGCGACTGGTACACCGATACCGTGGACATCTGGCGGGTGGTTCCGGTACAGGATGGGAGCTTGACACGCCACGAGCGGAGAGAGCTGTACCGGAATATCCCTTGCCGCCTCTATCAGGTGGAAGCGCCGGAGGTCCGCATGAGCCAGGCCGCGGCATCAGCAGACCAAAAGGACTGGCTCCAGTGTGACAACGAAGTGGACATCCAGGCGGGTGACGAGCTCATCATTCACCGGGGGGCGGTTCTCGGCAAGAGCATCCCGGACATACGCGCCTTTGCCTCCGGCCCCAACCACTTTTTTGAGCCCTTCGGGGCTATCATGCCGGGACTGGCCCACCAGGAAATCCGTCTGCTCCAGCAGGAGCGGGTGAAAGGCGGTGTGGAAGATGAACCTGGAGGAGCGCATAAGGCAGCTCAGACAGGCTAAGACGCAAATTCCGGGTATTCTGGCGCGGGCCGGAATGAATGCTGCCCTACGGGCCGTGGAAAAGGCAGTGGAGGAGACGCCGCCCACCGTCAACAGTCTGCGCGGAACCAACACCCGCACCGGAGAGATGAAGCAGCACTGGGTGACCGACAGCCGTCCCAGACCGGTACGGCAGGGGGACAGCTATGTGTCGGAGCTCAACAACGACAAGCAGTACGCCTCCTTTGTCAACGACGGGCACCGGATGGACCGCCACTTTGTGCCTGGGCTGGTCATCAATCCGGGCTCCGGGCTGCTGGAATTTAACCCAGACGGAACGGGCGGTATCGTGGTAGGTACCCGGACGGCCTATGTCCCCGGCCTGTTCATGGTAGACAAGGCGGTGGAGGAGTACCGCCGGGTACTGCGGGAGGAGTTGAAGGGATTGGAGGAGCTGATGGAATGAACCTGGCTGTAACCACCATCGCCAAATCCTTGGCGGACTACCTGGCCCCCTGCTTCCCAAGTGTGGCCTTCTACGAAGACCCCAACCAGCAAGGCAGTATTCCGCCCTGCATGTTTCTCCAGACCCGTTACAACTATACAACCCTGGAGACCGGCGGGCTCTGGAGGCGGAGGCTGGGGCTTGACCTCACCTATCTGGAGGATTACAACCTGCCCGATCTGCAACAGCGGTATCAGCGCGCGGGGGAGACCCTGGATCTGCTGATGGAGACATTTCCTTATTCCGACGGGGAGACGGCGGGAACCATCCTGCTGCGGGCCCATGAACGGGAATGGCGCGTAGATCTGGACGCCCTGCACTATCGCTTCGAGCTTCTGGAGCGGGTGAGCATCCCGGAGGAGTATGTCAAGATGCAGACGATGGACTACGACGAGGAGGTCAAAAATTGAGCGCCAAAAAATTCAAGCGCGAGGTTCTTTTGAGGGCCCCCCGCTTTGCCAAGTACCAGCAGGACTTCCTCGGGGCAGTCCTGTGCAAGAGTGAGTACACCATCGCCGAGGCCGAGAGGGCGGTCAAGGCATTCTTCAAAGACAAGGAGCGTGATTGACATGGCAGGAGGCACCTGGACGAACCAGAACAAGATTCGGCCCGGCGTATACATCCGGTTTACCTCGGACCGGGGGCTGGGGCTCACGGTCAGCGACCGGGGCGTGGTAGCCATCGCGGAGGCCATGAGCTGGGGCCCGGTGGAGACGGTGCAGGAGATCGAGGCCGGGGCCAATATGACCCCCTACACCGGGTATGACATCACCAATCCCAAGAACCGGTTCCTCAACGAGATCTTCAAGGGCACCAACCGGACGGCGGCCCCCAATAAGCTGCTGCTCTACCGCCTGGGGGCCACCGGGCAGAAGCAGGCAAGCGCAGAGGTTTCGCCCCTGACGGCCACCGCAAAGTATCCCGGGGTTCGGGGCAACGATATCTCCATCGTCATTACCGAGCTGACTGACCCGGAGGATGCTTTCGCCGTGTCCACGGTGGTGGGCGGGGAGATTGTGGACCAGCAGACCGCAAAGACGGTGGAGGAGCTATCCGCCAACGACTGGGTGGCCTGGAGTGGTACCGGAGCCCTGGCCGCCACGGTGGGAAAGGCGCTCTCCGGCGGCGCCGATGGTTCTCCCGCATCCGCCGATTACACCGACTTCCTGGCAGCCATCGAACCCTACAAATTCGACGTACTCATTTACGACGGCGCCGACACCACCGTGCAGGACGCGATGGTGGCCTTTGTGAAGCGCCTGGCGGCGGAGGAGGGGGCTTATACCCAACTGGTGGCCGCGGGGCTCACCAACCCGGACGACCGCTTTGTGGTCAACATCATGAGCGGCGTTGTGCTCAGTGATGGCACCGCACTCACCCCCCAGCAGGTGACCTGGTGGGCCGGCGGGGCCCTGGCTGGGGCCCAGTATAACGAGTCCCTGACCTACGCCGCCTATCCCAACGCGGTGGACGTGTCCCCCAAGCTGACCAACTCCGGGTACATCGACGCCCTGACTGCCGGCCAGTTTGTCCTCTTTGCCGACGACGGGGTGGTGAAGGTGGAGCAGGATATCAACTCTCTGGTGACCTATACCACCGATATCACCGGGCCCTATCACAAGAACCGGGTGATCCGGCTGCTGAACACCGTCGCCAACGACATCTATCAGCAGTTCTCTGACGGCTACATCGGCGTGGTCAACAACAACGAGCAGGGCCGCATGATGTTCAAGAGCGCCATCGTGGGGTATCTGCTGGACATCCAGGCCAATAACGGCATTCAGAACTTTGAGGCCGAGGACGTGACCGTAGAGCCCGGCGAGGCCATTGACGCCATTGTGGTCAACCTGGCGATCCAGCCGGTGGACAGCGTGGAGAAGATCTACGTCACCATCACCGTGAATTGAGGGAGGTGCGAATATGGCTTATCTGCTGGCAAAAGACACCGTCACCGGCGCGGAGGGCTCCGTGGTGGTTACCAAAGAGGGCCGGAACTATGTGGTGGCCGGTATGCGGAACATCACCACCAATGCGGAAATCCAGAGCAGCGATATGCGGGTCATTGGCACCCGCACCATCCAGGACAAGCCCAACGGGGCCAAGCTGACGGGTACCGGCAACATCTACTACGGCACCAACCTGTGGACGGACATGGTGCTCCAGTACATCCAGACGGGCGTTATGCCGGAGTTTGATATTCAGATTACCAACTCCGATTCCGCTTCGGCGACACTGGGCTCCCAGGTTATGGCCTATTACGGATGCCACCTGACCGGCACCGTGCCCCTCTCCGTTCTGAACAGTGAGGAGACCATGCTGAACTATGATTTCAACTTCGCCTACACCCGCGTGGCACGGCTCCAGGCGTTCAACGATCCGGCCCAACTGGGTAATTAAGGAGGAACCGATATGAGTAAGCTTTCCGCATTTCTGCATCCCGTCACTACCTCGGAGGAGAAGGAGGTTGTCATCTCCAACCGCTTTCAGGACGAAAGTGGCAAGCCCGTGCCCTTCAAGATCCGGGCGCTGACCCAGGAGGAGAACGACGCCATCACCCGGCAGGCCACCCGCCGCCGGAAGGAGGGCGGACAGACAATCGAGCAGTTGGACAGTGTGGATTTCACCCGCCGCATGGTGGTGGCCGCCACGGTGGAACCCGACTTTTCCGGCAAGGAGCTGTGCGACGGGTGCGGCGTCCTGGACCCGCTGCTGGTGCCCGGTAAATTGCTGCTGTCCGGCGAGTATGCCCGGCTGGTCAAGGAGATTACGAAGCTGTCCGGCTTTGCGGAGCAGGAGGATGAGGTAAAAAACTGATGGACGGGGCCGGCTGGGACACGGAGATGCTGGTGGCATATTACTGCTTCGTGAACCTCGGCTGGGCCCCGTCCCGGTATGACGCCCTCCCGTCCAGGGAGAAACGGCTGGTGACCGAGTTCGCCCTGAAAAGCATGAGAGACCAGAAGGAAGCCCAAGACCGGGCGAATCGGAGGTGAGAGCATGGCCGCAATTCGAGAAACCCTGATTCTGGAGGATAAATTCACGTCCACCATGACCCAGTGCTTACAGGTAGCGCAGAGGATGGCAAACATGCTGGACGATGTGCGGGCTTCCACGATGAATGTGGAAACCGCCGCTGCGGCCACAGCTGTACAGATGCAAGAACTTGCGGGGAAGATGACGCAGACCAACAGCCGGGGGACATCCCTGCTTGGTACGATCCGCAACCTCGCAGGCACCTTCTTGGGTATGCAGTCCGTCCGCTGGCTGGTAAACACCTCCGACCAGCTCACCAGCATCAACGCTCGGTTGCGGCTCATGACCGGCAGCGCCGAGGCGGCGGCCGCAGCCCAGGAGGAGATTTATCAGGCGGCCATGCGCAGCCGTGGAGCCTACGCCGATATGGCGGACTTTGTTTCCCAGCTCGGCACGGTAGCCGGGAAAGCATTTACAGGAACGGACGAGCTGGTGGCTTTCGCCGAGCAGATTCAAAAGCAGATGGCGATCTCCGGGGCCTCCGGTGCGTCTGCCCAGGCCGCGCTGGTGCAGCTTACCCAGGGCCTGGCCTCCGGCACCCTGCGGGGCGAGGAGCTCAATTCGGTGCTGGAGCAGACCCCCATGATTGCCCAGACCATCGCGGAGTATATGGGCGTCACCACCGGGGAGATGCGGGAGCTGGCCAGCGAGGGAAAGGTCACTGCGGAGGTGGTCAAGAACGCCATGCTTGGGGCGGCGGAGGAGACCAACGCCCAGTTTGAGCAGATGCCCATGACCTGGGCGCAGGTGTGGACGATGTTCCAGAACGTCGCCATTCAGGCCCTTGACCCGGTGCTGGATGCAATCTCCTGGCTGGCAAATAATATCGACCTAGTGGGCCCCATTGTCCTGGGCCTGGGTGCTGCGTTCGGCGTGTTCCTTCTGGCAGCCAACTGGACCAACATTTGCACGGCGGCGACTACGGCCTTGACAACCGCACAGGAGATGCTTAGGGCGGTCATGGCGACCACCTGGGGGCTGCCGCTTATCATCATTGCGCTGGTGATCGGGGCCATTTACGCAGTGACGGCGGCGGTGAATCACTTCGCCGGGACCAGTGTGTCGGCCACTGGAATTATTGCCGGAGTGGTTATGACAGCCCTGGCCGTTGTAGGAAACCTATTTGTTGCATTGTTCAATTTGCTTACCGATGGATGGGTACTTATTTACAACCTGATTGCCGCAGTGGCAAATTTTATCGGAAACGTGTTTACTGACCCTGTAGGCTCGGTAGCCCGCCTGTTTTTTGACCTGGCGGATACGGTGCTGGGGGTTCTCCAGGCTATTGCGTCGGCGATTGACACTGTTTTTGGGCTCAACTTGGCTGGAGCGGTACAGGGATGGCGTGACAGTTTGGGTGGATGGGTAGACAAGACTTTTGGGCAGGGAACCGAAGTAATGGCAAAGCTTAACGCCAATGACCTGCATTTAGGAAGGTTCGAGTATGGGGCGGCCTTTGGCACGGGCTATAACTGGGGAGCCAATCTGTTCAGCGGAAATGGGAACGACGCCGTTGGCGCGGCTCTTTCCGGCGTGCCCTACGACGAGCTCTCCGGCCAGTTGGGCGATATCGCCGGGAGCGTAGGGAGCATCGAGAAGTCGGTCAAGATGAGCGACGAGGACATCAAATCCCTGGTGGACGTGGCGGAGCGGCGGTATGTGAACAACGTCAACCTGACGGCGCTGACTCCGGTGATCACGGTCAACGGAGCCAACACCGGGCGGACCGCCGCCGACCGCCAGAGCCTCGCCAATGCCATCCGGGACATTCTGATCGAGCAGACCGCCTCCGGCTCCACGCGCAGCACGGCGCGGCCCGCAAGCGGATAAGAAAAGAGGAGGCCGGTATGTCCGTCAATAACTTCGGATTGTTTTTCACGCGGGACGGTACGGTCATCCGCCTGCCGGTGAACCCGGAAAAGCTGCCCGTGGCCCGGGACAACGACAACAGCGAATACAACGTGCTGGGCATCGGCCCCATCATGATCCCCCGCATACCCAAGCTGCGGGAGGTGACCATTTCCTCCTTTTTCCCCGGGCGGGAGTTCTCTGGAAGCAATCAATGGGGCGCCTTCCACCCGCCTGAGTATTACATCCAGTTCTTTGAGAGCGCCATGAACGACAAGGCGCCCATCATCTACACCCCTGTGCGGTACTATGAGAACGGGGAGCCATTCATGACTGGCGACACCGGCTTTGAAGTGCTGGTCACCCAGTTCAACACCGAGGAGCGCGGAGGGGAGACCGGCGATTTTTACTACGATCTGACTCTGACCGAGTATCGGGATTATACCCCGCAGTCTCTTTCTGCACAGAGCGGCCGGCAGCCCGCGGGGATGCCGGTGGAAGTCACAGCGGAACCCTCCCGCGCAATCCCGCAAGGACAGCTTTATGCCGGTGCGGCGTGCATTGCCAACGGCTCCTATTTTTACACCAGCTACGGGGATGAGCCCCACGGCACGGCCTCCGGACGGAGGGTATTGGTGTCACGGATTGTAGACGCCACCCGCCCCGCCAGCGTCCACATCACAGACGAGGCCGGGAATCCCCTGGGCTGGATAGACAAAAACGCCCTCCAGGTGGTGAGCGATACGTGAAGACAGAGCTGATTATTGCCAACAAGTCCGGCGGAAAGATGTGGGAGATATCCAACTCCGTGCCGGAGGTTACCTGGAGCACGGAACGCACCGGTTCGCCGGGCACACTGAAATTCAATGTACTGAAAGCCGGGGATCTGAGCTTCGCCGAGGGCGATATCGTCCGGTTCTCGGTGGACGGCCAGCTCCAGTTCTACGGCTGGGTATTCACCAAGAGCAAGGACCGCTGGGGTGAGATTCAGGTCACATGCTACGACCGCATCCGCTATCTGAAGGCCAACGCATCCTATAACTTTGAGGCGCAGACCGCCGGGGATATGCTCCGGCAGATCGCCGCCGACCTCCAGATTGACGTGGGGCAGGTAGCGGATACGGGGTACGCTATCCCGGACTTCTATAAGGAGGACGAGAGCTGCCTGGATATCCTGGGGGAGGCCATCCAACAGACCCTGCTCAACACCGGGAACATCTATGTACTGTTCGATGATGGAAACGGACTGGCCCTCCGGCAGCCCCGGGATATGGTCTCCAACGTGGTCATCGGCGACATGTCCCTGCTGACCGACTATACCTACAAGACCGACATCGACGAGCAGACCTACAACCACGTCAAACTGGCCCGGCCCAACGAGGAGACCGGCAGGGCGGATGTGTTCGTAGCGGAGGACAGCGCCACAATTGGACAGTGGGGCATGCTCCAGCTCTACCAGACGGTGGATGGTACCATGAATGACGCGCAGGTACAGGCCCAGGCCCGGGCCACCTTGTCGTGCTATAACCGCCGGATGCGGACGCTGAAGGTATCCTCCCTGGGAGTGCCCGGCCTGCGGGCGGGACAGATGGTGCTCATGAAGGTGCAGGGTCTTGGGGATATCAATCTCGACCAATATGTCCTTCTGGAGAAGGTGACCCACACCTGGGCAAATGACGACCACACAATGGAGTTTGAAACCCTGGGGCTGGAACATGTGTAAGAGGTGAGTGCGTGGATCTGAAAGATGTTCTGTACCAGATGATGCAGGAGAACACCGCCGCCGGGCAGCCAACAGACCTGCGGGTGGGCACGGTGACCAGAGAAGAACCGCTGGAGATCACCATTAACCCTGCCACATCTCCCCTGAGACGGAGGCAACTCTGCCTCACTGAGCCGGTGATTGAGAAGAAAATCCCGGTGCTGGCCCACAGGCACCGGATTCAGACCCTCTCCCACACCCATGCCAACTCGGCGGGCAGCACCACCACGGGACTGGACGGCTCCTATCTGGGGGAATACGCTCTGGTTTCTGAGGGGGCGGATGCCGCCCTACAGGGGGAGGACATCGTGTGCTGGGAGGACGGGAAGAAGCTGCCTGTCAAGGACGGTTTTATTATCCTGAACCGCAGGCTGGAGGAGGGGGACAGAGTGCTCCTGCTGCGGGTACAGCACGGGCAGAAGTTCATCGTCCTGTCCCGGATTTTTGAGGAGGAAGCCTGATGCCGACTTTGCCTACATCCACTATCGACCTGTCCGCCGGGGTGTCCTTCGTCTCCCAGCCATCCAGGACGTGGTATATCAACAAGGAAACCAACCGCATCCAGGGGGAATGTGACGGCTGGTATTCTGTCCGGCAGGCTGTGGAGGTCATTCTCAATGTGGAGCGGTTCCGCTGGCAGATTTATTCCCCCTACTCCGGGATGCAGTGGGATGGGCTCATCGGGCAGGACCCGGGGTATGTGGCCTCGGAACTTCAGCGGCGTATCACCGAGGCGCTGAAAATGGACGACCGGGTGCGGGGGATCTCCGGCTTTACGTATGCCGTGGAAGGGGATGTGTTGAGGGCCTCCCTCACCGTGAACACAGTATATGGAGAGATGCAGACCAGTGTGGAGGTGGATATCGCTTGATTGACTTTACTCAAGAGACCTATGCCAGCCTCCGTCAGGAGATGCTGGACCGGGTGCCCGATACTTATGACAAGCGGGACACGGCCCCCATCCCGACGGCCATCTCTCCGGCGGCCTACACCCTGGCGGGGTTCTATCTCAGCCTGGATCAGGTACAGCGGGCGGCCTTCGTGCAGACAGCAGTGGGGGATTCCCTGGATATGCTGGCTGTGATTGGCGGCCTGACCCGATATCCGGCCTCCGCCGCGGTACGCCTGGGCGTGTTCAATACCTCTGTGCCCATTGGAGCCCGGTTCTCCACCATCAACGGAGCGGGCTCAATCAACTTTACCGTAACGGCAGCAACCGATACGGGGAACCAGTACCAGCTTACCGCGGAGACCCCCGGCGCCATCGGAAACGAGTACACCGGGCCCATCCTGCCGATTACCGCCATTCCGGGGCTGACCAGTGCACAGATTACGGATATCCTGGTGCCTGGTGACGACACGGAGACCGACAGCGCATTTCGGGAACGGCTGATTGAGGCGCTCAATAACCGTCCCTTTGGCGGCAATATTGCCGACTACCGCCAGAACGTCCTCGCCATTGACGGCGTGGGCGGGGTGCAGGTATACCCCACCTGGAACGGCGGTGGCACTGTGAAGCTGTCCGTGCTGGGGGCGGATTTCCTGCCTGGCTCATCCACACTGGTGGAGAAGGTGCAGAATGCCATCGACCCGCCCCCCAACCAGGGGCTGGGGCTGGGCTTGGCCCCTATCGGGGCAAAGGTGACGGCGGTGGCCCCGACAGGGTTGGCTGTGAATGTCTCCGCCACCCTCCTGCTGGCCGCCGGACATGCCATCGGACAGGTGCAGGAACCGGTGGAGCAGGCCATTGAGACATATCTGCGCAGTGTGCGGCAGGGGTGGGACACCAACGTGTCCGCCAATAACGTGTCCTACGCTGCCGATGTGTACGTGGCCAGGGTTACCGCCGCTATCGTAGGGGTGGCCGGCGTGGTCAACGCCACCAACGTGCAGCTCAACGGCGGTACGGCAGATCTCCTCCTGACGGAGACGGGCGAAACCCAGCAGGTGCCCGTAATAGGGACGGTGAAGCTGAATGAATCCAATTGAGCTGGATACCAGCCTGCTGTCCCTGCTGCCCCCGTGGTACCGGGAGGTGCTGGACTATCAGCAGATCTGCTTGACCGAACAGCAGCAGTTTGAGGCCCTGGCGGAGGAAATCGTGGGTGTGGCTGACAATTTCTTTTTCCAGACGATGGACGAGAGGGCGGTTGGCATGTGGGAGCAGGTATTCCGAATTGTACCAAACCCACAGGTGGAAAGCCTGGCATTCCGAAGGACCCGCGTGCTCAACCGCATTTCTACCCGTCCGCCCTATACCCTGGGATTCCTCTATCAAAAGCTGGACGAGCTGATTGGGCCGGGTGAGTGGAAGGTCACGGTAGACTACCCAAACTACACACTTTATATCGAAAGCGCGGCCCAAAACCAGAACTACGCCACTGAGCTGGCTTTCACCATCAACCGTATCAAACCGGCGCATATCATGTGGGTGAACGCCCCGTTTGTGCGGACGGGGCTGCTGCTCTCCGAGACAATTTCGTCCACGCAGAGAATTTATAGCTACAAGCTGGGGGCGTGGGAGCTGGGGCGGCTGCCCTTCGCAACCGACGGCCCAGAGGGAGTGATTAAGATGCCTGAGACGCCATCCATCCAGCAGGACCTCTTGGCCGGTGTGGCGAACTTCGTCAGCGGCGATGTGGCCTCTGCCCGGGTCAACAGAACAGTTGCGATTACCAGACTAACCAAGACCGTGGAGGGGTCGGAGCTTACCGTCACCTATACCGTCCTGCCGTCCCAGGCCACAGAGATCACCGCCCTGGAACTGCTGGATGCAGAGGGGAATATCCTCACGTCCTCCACCGTGTATATCCCTGTTACCACGAATGTGGTCTTGAAGCACATTATCCCTGTTGCGGAAGGAGTGGTAAGCAATGGCTGAAAATCCGATCAAAACTCCGCTTCCGGCGGACTTGCCGGAGGACTGGACCGGCGGACAGACCGTGGCCCCCACCGGGGCAGAGGTGGGCTTGAGCGAGCAGCACGGCTACAACTACCTCATGGAGCAGGTCAACGCCGCGCAGACGGCCGCTAAAGAGATCGGAGAGGCATTTTCGGGACTGGCGACGCTGGGGCCCGATGGCAAGGTGCCTGGTGAGCAGCTCCCTGACATAGGTGGATTTTATGAGGTGGAGGAGGCGGTGCCTCCGGCCTCCCGGAAGGCAAATACGCTCTATGGCCTGATTCTGGCGGATTATACAGGGACAGGAGGTGAGGGGTAATGGCACAGGTCTATGTCTGGGGAAAATACAACTTGAATGTCAAATATGAGGAAGATCACTCTGCGCATGCCCCTAAACAAGGGGATATCAATAATTTTTGGGTTGGTAAGAGCTATTCCTTTAGCGCTGTGAGTGGGAAATATACCCTCAATAACGCACTTGAAATGAGTAGGGAGAATGACGCAGCTCAATACCCATATGCCATTGATGGAGCCATGGCCGGAGACGGTGTGTATTACGCGGAAGAAGCGTACGGAATTAACAAAACAGCAGGCTGGATTTCGAGCTCTGGTAAGTTGGCGTATAGAATACCTGATACACTCTCTGGGAAAATCTTCTATCCAGTCTATTATGGTGCCAAGACCATAAAAGAGAAGGGCGTGTACATTGAAGATGTGACCAGTGAATCCGAAAATACCTATCCAAAAGACGGAATTAGTGGAAGCTACTATTATGTATTTAAGTATGCAGTTCCCGGTGTGCCGTCCATCACAGTTCCAGGTGCCGCCATGATTGGCCATGCGGTCGATATTTCCTGGGAGGCCGCAGACAGCGCGGAGAGCTACAAGCTGGAGCGCAGGGTGGATTCCGGCGGCTGGACGCAGGTTTACGAAGGGGCCGGCTTGACCTATGCCGACACGGTGCAGGTCGAGTGGACAAGTGTGCAGTACCGCATATCCGCAAGTATCTCCGGGGTATACGGCAGCCTTACCGTGTCAAATGCGGTGAGTATTATCTCCGCGTCCGCCCTCGTTATCTCCGGCGCAGACGGCAATCTTGGCACCATTAAAGCCCCGGTGTCGTACTCCGTGACCTCCGATACCGGCAACCAGATTAAAGTGACGGAGATAATCAACGGACATGAGCGCACGCTAACACCTACCAGCGGCCAACTGATCACCATACCCGTGTCCATGCTCGACCCCGGTGCAGGGGCGATCACCATCAAGGCCAGCGTGCAGGCGGCCAGCGGCGCGGTGAATCAGACCCGGAACTGGACATACACCAAGACGCCCCTGGCGCTGCCTGTTGACCCGTACCGGGTGGAGCGGATGCAGGGTAAGGAGTGCGACATCTTCCCGCAGACGCTGGCCGAAGCGGTATTTATGCCGGATGGTAGCAGCGTTGCAGGGCCTGTGATTGGACGGAATGTGATACGCAGCTACCCGGTCGCCTCCGGCCAGAGCATCCAAGCGGGCGACGTGGTGGATGTGGTGGAAGGGAAAGTGCAGAAGAGCGCAATGCCGGTGGAAAATGTGAAGACGGTGTTTGATAACGGGGCGGCTACTCTTGGTACTTCTGTTCTTCGCCTTTCAGACAATCTAAATGTTGTGTGTTACCTTTATCAAAATGGTTCAACATATTGGCCTTGCGTCCATTTGATTGATGATACTGGAACAGTGGTTGGACAAACGAATAGGCAAGTCATAGAAAATGTCAATGCTTCCAATATTATGGCCGCCCGCCTGAGTGATACGCAATTTTTGGTAGGGTATTTAAAAGACCGTTCGCTACATGTAAATGTTGGTACGGTTTCAGGCAAAAGCATTTCTTTTAAAGGTAGTTTTGGAGTAGATTCTGCCTTTAACAGCTACTATGCATTCGCTACGCTCCCCAATGGCCGGGTAGCGGTTGTCTACAAAGCTATCATCGCTGGCTCAAGCAAACTGAGAGTACGTGTGTATACGCTGTCTTCCTCCAGCCTCGGGAGTGTATATACAAGAGATGTTACAGGGGAGTCCCAAAGTTATATTTCCGCGGCAGCTATAAGCGAGGAACGTGTATGTATCTGTTTCGCGGACGACAACGACGGCTCCAAAGGCAAGGCTGTTATTGCTGCCATCAACGGCTCCGATGCGGTGACGTGGGGCGAGGTGGTAACATTTGAGGATTCCCGAATTTTGGTTCCTGATGTATGTGTAAGCGGCTCGGACGCAATAGTATTTTTCAAAACTACATACACGACGCCTGATGTTTCGAATCAACATGTTCGCCTTTTAAAAGTATCAAACAATGTGATTTCCCTCCCAAATGAGAAAAAGACCATTTGGAATCGAGGGAGCGGAAATGCAGAAAATCCGATTAGCATATCTCAAGTAGGCGAAAAGTATGTCTGTCTGATTCCTCCAGGAAACAGCATTTATGGAAGTCCTGCAATTGTTGTTTCAAGAAATGCAGATGCGCTTGAATCTGGAGAGGCATTCCAATTTTGCAAGAACGTTGCAAAAGCACTCAGCGCATGTGCGGTCTCGGGCAATAACTTGATAGTCGCCTATGCTGATGCTGGAAACTCTATCTATGGCACCGTTACCACTTTGACCATCTCCGGCAACCAGATTGCGGGCAGCTTTGTGGACGGGAGCCAGGACGCCATCGCCCTCAAGAGCGGCACAGCCGGACAGAGCATCGAGGTCATCTACTCCGGCACCGTGGCGGCGGACTGGGTGACGGAGGGGCAGGTTATCAGCAGCCCCGGAGTGTACGGCGCTGGCGTGCTCGACGGGGTGCTCCAGGTTTGGAGCAAGGACAGGCCAGATAACGTCGTAACGGGAACGTACATTGGCGATGGTGCCCCCAGCCAAACAATACAATTAGGCTTTACGCCCAAAGCAGTATTGGTTTGCAAAAACGGTATACTTAGCCGGGGATACCAAAGTCACTACGCCGAAGGGCTGGCGCTTGATGGATATCCAGCCGCAGAGTCCAATAGCAATGTCGTGAGCGTTGTAGAGGGTGGATTCCAAGTATTTGACGGGACTAGCGCCAATTACAACGGCCGCACCAATGTCGCCAGCCAGAAATATTATTATTTGACTTGGAAATGAGGTGAAATGAAATGACAATTATCAAAATCAACCCATTGGAAACCGGACAGCACCCGATCCAGAGCCAGAGCGGGCGGCGCGCCTGCTGGCTGGAGGGCTACATAGAGGTACCCGCCCACCTCCATGACGCGGTGTGGGCGACCTATGGCTGGTGTGACCTCAAAATTGAGGAGGGTAAGCTGGTGGGCATTACTCCCACTGAGCGGCCTCCCGGGCCGGAGCCGGAACCTGAGCCGTCGCCTCTGGATCGGCTTGAGGCCCTGGAGGAAGCTCTGGCACAGACCGACGAAACCGCTATCGCGCTCTTTGAGAGCCAAGCCGAACAGGCATCTATCAACGCACAGCAGGACGATGCGTTGCTGGATATATACGATATGCTAGGAGGTTGAAAGCAATGGCAGTAAAAGCAATCGCGCACAGCTACTGGCGCAGCATCAAACGGGGGGCGCGCACCTTTGAAAGCGTCCTTGACCCCGTAAAGGAGGACGTGCGCACCCTGGCGCGGGCCGATGTGGCCGACGGCATCATCACCCAGGAAGAGTATCAGCAGTACATTGGCGAAATCTACGAACCCGCCACCGAAACCGTTTAAACCGGCCAAAGGCCGTAAAAAAGAAAGGACGAATGAACATGATCACCAAACTGAACTTTGCCAAGCTGACCCCGGCCTCCTTCGCCCTGGCCAACGCCAATGATGTGGATGTGGGTGTGGGGCGCTCCATGCTGCTCAACAACATCCGACACGGGCGGGAGGTAGACCACATCATGACGGGGCTCGACCCGGAGTATCTGCCCGACTGGGCGGCCCTC